CAGTACATGGTTGATCCTTCTTTACAGGGTGAGTTTACTACTCCTAACGGGGGTGGTTCTTTGATGAGGTCGAACGGTTCTGAGTTCAGCGGTATTTTCGGCGCGTCTCCCAGTCCCACTCCCTCTCCGGACATTGGCCTTCCGACATTGGCCCCTGTTTCTTCGACTCCTGCTCCGAGTGCTTCGCAGCCTACTCCTTACACTCAGGATTTTGATTCCATGCATCGTGAGCAGCATTCTCAGATGGGTGGTGGGATTACTAGCGTTGCTCCTTCGGACAATTTCACGCGCCCTACTTGGAGCGGGTCTCCTGGTCCGATGTCCATGGGCAATCCTTTTAGTTTCCAGCAGCCTGGTTATCAGACGGGCAGTCCGTTTGGTTCGATGCCCAGTCAGTTTGGGGGCGGTTTACCTCGGGGGTATTATACATAATGGATTATTATGAGTTAGCGGACATGATGGCGGAGCGTTATGGGTTAGACCCTGCTATTTTCCGTCGTCAGATTATGGCTGAGAGTACGTTTAACCCTGACGCTGTTAGTCCTGACGGGGCTTTAGGTTTGAGTCAGGTTATGCCTAAGACGGCAGCGAAACCTGGGTACGGGGTTACTCCATTGGCGTCTGACTTGATGACTGATCCGGAGGAGAACTTGCGGTTTGGCGCGGAGTACATGCGGGCGATGCTTGATAAGTTTGACGGGAACTATGAGTTAGCGTTGTCTGCGTACAATGCGGGCCCTGGTGCGGTTGAGAAGGCTGGCGGGGTTCCTCAGAACGAGGAGACGCTTGGTTATTTGTCGAAGATCATGCCTGATCGTAGTACGGAGGAGTCCAGTCGCCCTCAGACCACTGGCGGTATTGAGGCTGCATTGAAGACGTTAGCGGAGTCGGACGGTGGATCGGAGGCTGATGACTATGAGTCTGCGATGGCTGGTTTGTCTATGTTGACCAAGGCTTTTAGTCCCCGGAAGGTTAGTCCCTTGAAGGCGAGTGCGTCTGTGAGCCGCGGCAGTGGCGGGAATGCTTTGGATCGGTTTCAGGGTTTAGCGAGTTTGAGGGGCGGATGATTCGTGATGCGTTAAATCTTTGGTGCACGTCTGAGTCTTATAGGGACTTCCCGTCCTCTACGATTTCTTGGCGGTTATTGCCTGCAATTGACAATGATCAGATACGGTTGTTTTACAGGGATGGGGTGTGCGTTGGATTGATCACCTGGGCGTTTATGACTCGTGAGGAGTTTGCCAGCAAGGATTATTGCGGCCCGGAGATTTTTGCCCGTGACGAGGGCGATGTAATGGTTTTTGTAGATATGATTGCCACGCATGGTAAAAAAGATGTATTGTGGATTTGTAAAGAAATGAGAAAGCAGTTTTGGATTCAGTACCCAGGGGTGACTGAGGTGCTTGCTCATCGCGGAAACAGGAACGGGACGTTCCCAAACAAAGGTGCTTGGCATGACAAAGCTGCTTGATTTAATGGGTTTGAACCCGATCCGACCCCAGATATTTTATGGCGGGGACAAAGAAGGTGGCGGCGGCAGCGGCAGCGACGACGGCGGCGGCAGCACTTTTGGTCAGGATGTTATGTCTGGGACGACCACGGACATTCTTCCTCCTCCTTCTCAGGGCAACATCCGTCCTGTGTCACGCAAAGAGAAGAGCGACTTTGCGAGGGTTCAGGCTAGTTACAAGGACAACAACCCCCGCGCTGTTAAAAGCACAAACCCTAATGGCAAAACAACTTACGCTATGCCCAACAGGGTAACTGCGATGGCTGCGGAGCCGGGGGCTCGGGACCCTCGTATTGTTAATAGTTACATGGACGACATGATCAACAGGCTCACTCCTTTTGACAATAAAGAGAGACGAGGTGGTCAGGTTTACGATACGAACGTTGCTAACCCCAACGTTGATCAGGCGTTTCAAGATCGGTTTATGCAGCAGCGGATAGCGGCGGCGGCTGATCCGTACGGTCAGAGCACCGAGCGCGGCGTTAATTTGACGAGTGGTCAGCCTCTTTCATACACTGACGGCGATGGAAAGACTCAAACCATTGCGGGCGAGGGCCGGGCAAACGCTCAGAAGATGTTAGCTGACGCTGGATTAACGGGCCAAGAGTATGTTGACGCGGTCCTTGGTCTTGGGACCAAGTTGGACGAGCCTCGATTCGGTCCTTTTTCAGGCATGCCCTCGCTTCAGGGCATTGATTACTTAGCGGACATGGACCAGCGCCGAGCTTATGAGCAGTTAACGGGGAGCTATGAGCCCAGTGGCATTGCCAAGGCGCTTGGTATATCTAACTCTGCCACGGCTCGTTATGTCCCTGTGATGGAGGGCGGGCAGGTTGTTGGTTCTTTATCCGTGGATGCGGACGGCAATCCTTTGTCTTACACGGGCTCACGGTCTGACACCGCCAAGGTCATGGATCCGACTATTGATCAAGATGCAGCGATGGCTAAGATCGGTGCTCCTCAAGTCGATCCGAATTTCCCTACAAACAAATCGGACGACGGACCTGGGATCAGTCAGTTTGGGCCTGCGGTCGCTGGTGTGTCCCCGACGACTATTGATCCCTGTCCTGTGGGTTACATGATGGACCCTGCTACGAACGCTTGTGTGATAGACCCGAACGACGTGTTTAACCGTCCAGAAATTCAGACTCCTGCGATGCCCGCAGCGTCTTACACGGCTGCGGGTGCGTATACTCTGCCGACCTTGGCCCCTCCAGTGCAGCCTAATTTCGTTGTACCAACACCTAACATACAACCTATTACAGTTGCACAACAAGGACTAGCGTCTTTACCGTTTAGAACCAGCTAATGAATCTACACGCACTTCCCGAGGAAGCCTTAAAGGAGATCTTGGCCTTAACTGAGGCTAAGAGGCGGCTTGAGTTGCGAGAAGAAGCAACAGAAAAGTTCATGCCGTTTGCTCATCATGTGTATGAGAACTTCATAGAGGGGCAGCACCACCGGATTATTGCTGAAAAACTTGAACGTGTTGCACGAGGGGAGCTCAAGCGGCTGATTATTAACATGCCACCTCGACATTCTAAGTCCGAGTTTGCGAGTTTCTTGATGCCTGCTTGGTTTTTGGGTAGAAACCCTAAGTTAAAAATCATTCAGGCCACGCACAACACGGAGTTGGCGGTACGATTTGGCCGTAAGGTAAGGGATTTGATCGATGATCCGGCGTATAAAGAGATATTTCCCAACACGAATCTCAAGGAAGATAACAAGGGCGCGGGTAAATGGAGCACTACAGCGGGCGCGGAGTACTTTGCTGCTGGCGTTGGCGCGGCGATTACAGGTCGCGGAGCGGATTTACTTATCATTGATGATCCGCATTCGGAACAGGACGCTTTAAGCGAGAGCGCATTCGACAATGCCTATGAGTGGTATACTTCTGGCCCTCGTCAGCGTCTTCAGCCTGGTGGCACGATCATTTTGGTCATGACCCGTTGGGGGAAGAAGGACTTGACGGGCCGTTTGTTGGCGGCGCAGGGCCAAGACGTAATGTCAGATCAGTGGGAAGTTGTTGAATTCCCTGCTATTTTGCCCTCAGATAGGCCTTTATGGCCTGAATTCTGGGACAAGGACGCTCTGCTTTCGATCAAGGCTTCGTTGCCTGTTGGCAAGTGGAATGCCCAGTGGCAGCAGACCCCGACGTCATCTGAGTCTGCGATCATCAAACGCGAGTGGTGGTTGGACTGGGACAAGGAGAAGATCCCGCCTTTGAGCTACGTTTTGCAGTCTTACGATACGGCGTTCTCGAAAAAGCAAAGTGCCGACTACTCTGCGATTACGACTTGGGGAATCTTCAAGCCCGAGGATGGTGGGCCGGACCACATTGTGTTGTTGGACGCGAGGCGCGGTCGTTGGAATTTCCCTGAACTCAAGGAGGTAGCCTATGAGGAGCATGAATATTGGGAGCCGGACATGGTGTTGGTCGAAGCGAAGGCGACGGGCACACCACTGATTGACGAGTTGCGGCTTCGTGGCATTCCTGCACTGGGCTTCTCACCGGGCAAAGGAACTGATAAGGTCAGTAGAATGCATATGGTTGCTCCATTGTTCGAAGCTGGTATGGTGTGGGCACCGATGCACGAAAAGTTTGCTGATGAAGTCATAGAAGAAATAGTTTCATTTCCTAATGGCGAAAACGATGACTTCTGTGATAGTATGACTTTAGCACTCATGCGCTTTAGACAGGGAGGGTTCATCTCTCTGAAGGGCGAAGAGGAAGACGAACTAGAATGGAGGCCCCGTAAACGGGAGTATTACTGATGGCATTACCACCAAACATGGTCGCACCGGGGTTAAACCTAGACGACACCGCAGGCCTTCCGGATCTAGAGATGGAGATTTCTTCACCTGAGATGTTCGAGGGGGGAGCAGAAGTTATAGACGACGGAGAGGGCGGGGCGATTGTTCAGGCCATAGGCATGGCTGACGAGATGGACCAAGCTGAATTGATTCCGTTCGACGCCAACTTGGCTGAGTTCTTGGACGATTCTACGCTGGGTGAGCTTTCTAGTGAGCTCCGCAGTATGTATGAAGAGGACCTTGAGTCACGGTCAGAGTGGGAGACGTCTTACGTCAACGGTCTGGACCTGTTGGGCATTAAGACCGAGGACCGTTCTACACCGTTTGAGGGCGCATCGGGGATTACGCATCCGTTGGTTGCGGAGAGTGTAACTCAGTTTCAGGCCCAGGCTTATAAAGAGTTGCTTCCTGCTGGAGGCCCTGTTCGCACGAGTGTTCTTGGTTTGAAGGATCTCGCCCGCGAGGAGCAGGCTACTCGTGTCAAGGACTTTATGAACTACCAGATCACGGAAGTGATGGAAGAGTACGATCCGGACATGGATCAGATGTTGTTTTATTTACCGCTGTCTGGTTCTACATTCAAGAAAGTATACTTTGATCCTACGAAGCAGCGGGCTGTATCTAAGTTTATTCCTGCGCAGGACTTGGTTGTACCTTATTCTGCCAGTGATTTGCAGACGGCAAGCCGCGTTACGCATGTTTTGCGTATGGACGATAACGAAGTTGCCAAGATGCAGTACGCGGGTATTTACCGTGATGTTGATCTGAAGGCGTCGGAAGACATTGAAGAGAACCCCGTTCGCCAGAAGGTTAACGAGCTTGAGGGCTTATCCAAGAACTACAGCGAAGATGTGCTGACGATCTTGGAGTTCCACGCCACTTTGGACATTGAGGGTTTCGAGGACATTGATCCGGCAACGGGTGAGCCTACGGGCATTAACCTGCCGTACATTGTGACCTTGGACCATTCGTCTGGTCAGGTTTTGGCTATTCGCCGGAACTACGACGAGGAAGATATTCTGAAGCGCAAGCGCCAGTACTTTGTGCATTACAAGTTTATGCCTGGTCTGGGGTTTTATGGCTTTGGTTTGATCCACATGATTGGTGGATTGGGCCGCGCGGCTACGAGCTTGCTGCGCCAGTTGATCGACGCTGGTACTCTAGCCAACCTCCCTGCTGGATTTAAGGCCCGTGGAGTGCGTGTACGCAACTCCGATGAGCCGTTGCAGCCCGGAGAGTGGAGAGACATTGACGCGCCCGGAGGCAGCATTAGAGACGCTATTGTGCCTTTGCCGTACAAGGAGCCGTCCGCGGCCCTTGCGTCAATGCTAGGCGGTCTGGTGAACGACGGACGTAGGTTCGTTGCTTTGGCTGATCAGCAGATGGCGGACATGGGCAGTGAGACTCCTGTTGGCACGACTGTTGCGATGTTGGAGCGTGGCATGAAGGTCATGTCTGCGATTCACAAACGGATGCACTACGCGCAGAAGACGGAGTTTCGTTTGCTTGCGCGTATCTTCGCCGAAAACCTACCTCCTATGTATCCGTATGAGGTGGCAGGGGCTCCTGCACAGGTTAAGGTCGAAGACTTTGATGCTCGGGTAGATGTCCTCCCCGTCTCTGACCCGAACATCTTCTCGATGTCGCAGCGTGTTACCCTGGCCCAGACGCAGTTGCAGTTGGCTCAGTCTAACCCGCAGATGCATAACCTACATGCAGCGTATCGTCGGATGTATCAGGCATTAGAGGTGCAGAACATTGACGAGATCTTGCCGCCGGAGCCACAGCCTCAACCGCAAGACCCGGCGTCGGAGAACGCGGCTATGCTTGGCGGCCAGACACCGCAGGCGTTCCCACAGCAGGATCACGATGCGCACATAAATGCGCACGTTTCGTTACTTGAGTTAAACATACTGCAGCAAACACCGCCTGTGTTGGCGGCATTGTTCAGCCACGTTCTGCAGCACGTTCACATGAAGGCTCGGACCATGGTTCAGCAAGAGATTGAACAGATGCAGATGCAGCAACAGCAGCAGATGGAGCAGGGCATGGCTCAGATGCAGGCCCTTGCTCAAACAGGCGCTATCCGCCCTGAGATTGCCCAACAGCAGATACAGCAGATGCAG